GACCGACCCTTGGCACGAACTTCCTGACAAGATCAAGTACCTCGCGTACGGAGACGAGACCACGAAAGAAGGCCGTCCTCACAAGCAAGCATGGGCTTACGCGTGGAAACCTATGCGCCTTACTGGATGGAAGAAGGTATTTCCTGGCGACCACATTGAAGAGATGCGTGGATCTTTCGCGCAGAACGACCGGTATTGCAGCAAGCAGAGCAGCCTTATCGAATTTGGAGAGAGACCGCTACATAACGGACAGAGGCGAGACCTTAATGATTTATGCGTGATTGTGAAGCAAGCCGCAGAAGCCGGACAGGACCTATCAGAAGTTGTTACTGAAGAAGGGAATGCAGCCACCTTTGTGCAGTTTAACTCTGGTGTGACCAAGCTCTACAACATGGCTATCACGGCCAAGCTTCGCCGTATTGACAAGAACTTTGCGCCTGACGTGTATTATGTGTATGGAGCCCCAGGCACTGGCAAGACCCGTTGGGTACGAGAGCAGGAGCCTGAAGTGTACGATTGTCCCTCTGCAGACGGTTACAAGTGGAAATGCGGTTACGCTGGACACGAAGCTGTGGTGTATGACAATGTGACCCCTGAGAACCTCACCCACCCCGAATCTATGCTCAAAGAGATTGATCGTTACTTTATTCAAGTGCCCATCAAGGGAGGATACGTGGGTTGGAGACCCAAACGGATCTACATCACCTCGGTGTTCAAACCATGCCAACTGGCCAATCTCGGGAAGTTTACTGTGGAGAAGGAGTTCCTCCGCCGCCTTACTCATCTCGTGAATTTCGACGAGCACAAGGGCGTTACCATCGAGCGCGCGCAGAAGCGCACTAGCGAGGACCCCTAAATATCCTTGAAGTACAAACGCATGGAACATGCAAAAGATGTGACGTTACTCAATTGTGACGTGCTGAATTGTTCGTATGGAAGTAAATAAACTGCCAATGGCTTGTTGATAATCTCTTGAGAAGCTTGATCAAACACGATGTCTCTTGATCCTTTGCGCTTAATCCAGAGGTTAATGACACGAGTAGGTTCCTTGTCAGCGGTAGCAGCAGAGAATGGAGTCGGGTTACCTACCCGGACGATCCTATCATATAAAAACTTGACGCCACGGTCCTTATCCGCTGGCATCATCAAGTGGTTACTCATAGCCCCCTCGTTAGGTTGTTGAAACGGGAAGAAATTATCGTAATCCGTGACGACGTTCCCGACAGCTTTTGGCAAAACAGCCACAATTACCCGTACCAACGTGTTAGCGCGATCCGACTTGTTAGCTAACCATAGCTTAAGACTCATCCCACGGGGAGTAATCTTGTCACCAATGCGCGTCATACGCGTGATACCCTGTTTAATCTTGGACCAAGGATCAAATATCTCCGGAATTGCTGTCAACGATGCTGGTGGGAGTAATCCCCCGTACCCCAGATTGTGATAGAGTTGCAGATTTTCGTGGCCGATGTCGTAGTGTTTCGTCTCCGCTGTCTTCAGAAGAACTCTCTTGACCCGACTCTGAAAGGAGCGACGACCCTTCCGAGAATACTTCCCACGACGACTCATCTTCCTCTTGAAGGAGCGGTTGTAAGTCCCCTTGCGGTACCTCTTGATAGCCATCCATAGACGTGGTTAGGGTCATGCCCCCGCCCTTAAATACGTGAGCAGCCCGTATTATAACGTTTTCGGACGGCACGTCCCCTGAGGCTCTGCGAAGGGGACGTGCGCTCAGACATCGCTCTGCATGCCGGCCTACCCCATGACAAATGTAATAAAACTAATGAATGGCGCTTTCCGAGTCAATGTCACAAAACTAATGAAAGGCGCTTTCCGAGTCAATTTGTGAATGGCGTTTTCCGAGTCAATGTCACATGCCTATATAAACCAGGCGTCTCATGCTCCATGCCCAGTATTACCATGGAGCAGCCTGAGACATCCAAGCCTGAGACAACCCGTACTTTCCGAAGTGCAGCTATTACTAGCTTCCGGACCGACCCTTGGCACGAACTTCCTGACAAGATCAAGTACCTCGCGTACGGAGACGAGACCACGAAAGAAGGCCGTCCTCACAAGCAAGCATGGGCTTACGCGTGGAAACCTATGCGCCTT